GATTTAGCCAAGCCAAAGAGGATTTCTACCGATCCCTGAATACGTTTGATGTATTTGGCAATGGTTGGCTAAATCGAGTTGCAAAGGTCAAGGCAGAGGCTTTGAAGATGGTTTAAAGTGGTGGTCACAGTACACACAAAGCCCGTCTTTTAACGTTGTGCAGACTTGCCCACAACCATCACAAACAAACTCTTTGGAAAAGTTAGTCGGGCGTGACCACCGATACCAAAGAATTGTGCCAACGGTCACAGCTGCTGCAAGATAAAACACAAAAATCCAGTCCCATACGCTCATTACCAGCCTCCCACACCAATTAGTACCGCCTGTTCTTTTTCGGCTCTTGCAGCGGCTATACGCAAGGCTGGGGACATACGGTAAGCGGGTCGATCAAGTCTGTCGATCTTTTGCTCAACGTAAGTTAAGAATTTCTCCAAAAGCGCACGTTCGCCAATTGGGGCAATGCCACCTAATTCGCGGGTGCACATGGCAAGCGTAGCACCGCGAGAATCGGGCAACAAACCTTTGTGCCTAAGTTTGTCTGCCGCGGCTAGATATAGGTTAGATAACGTCATGGTTGTCCAATGCGTAAAGTGGTCTGTACAGATGCGGCAAAGTTGTGTCGTGAATTAACACGCCTTTGTCCCCAATGTACCCAACGGGTTTAAGTTTGGCTAGGTTGTCAGCGGCCTGGCGAAAGATGCAAGGGTTGTACTCAGCATTGCATTTGCCACCGCAGGCTTCTTTGAACAAATGGACATAGTCTGCCTTGGTCATTTCTCACCTCTTGTGGCGTTATGCAGATCACAGCGCATTGCAACCAGTTCCTCGGTATATCTAATCATTCCCTCAGCTAGTACACGGTTAGATTCTTGGAGCATACGAATGTAGTCAGCTGCTTCGGTTTGTTCTTGATGACTCATAAAAAACCCATTTTCTAAGTTTCTAAGAATCTTAGCGGGGCTTAAAGCAGACAATTCAGCGTATTTCTTGAGCGATTCCATGTTTGATTCCAAAAGGGTTGTGGGCAAATTTAACAACTAGGTTTTCATAATCTTCGGTTGATTCGGTAGCAACTGGCGCCTGGCGTACTGTCATGAACACGGCGGGACTACCTCTGCGTCTACCGTCACCAATCTTTTGCAGCTTGTTGTGTCTTTGCAACGCGCCAAGCAAGGTGTAAATACTGCTAGTTTGCAAGCCACAATGTTCAGCGATTTCAATGGCACTTCGAGGTTCAGCGCAGTATTTCAATACTTTAAGTTGTGTTGACATAGGTTCTCCGTAAAAGCATCACATTAAGCTATCTAAACGCATCGATCAAGATGTATTTACTAGGTAGATACCCTATGTATCACTTATGAGTCATAAAGTCGGTATATGTGCAATATATGTGACATTTACGTCAGATGTTATATATTTTTGACAATAGTTCCCCTACCCTTATACCCACCCACCGTAGTAGTTGAGGATAAATCCTTTACGACAGACCTGTAGCTTGTTAGCTTTATGGCAGGCGGCTCACCCCACCCCTAAACTCCCTAAAACAGTAGCAGTCCTTGCAGCTGTAAAAGATCACAATTTAGAGTAAATGGTTTTACTAGATTTCTCTAGTCTGTCTATATCCTGTTCGATTTCTCTACTAGGGCGTGCGGGTCACACGGGATACAACTTTAAAACTTAACCTGTTCTGGGTACGAGTGGTCACTCTATTAGCTAATGCGCCCTGACAGTTGTTTTAGACAATAAGAAAGCCGTTTAACTCTGCATCTTGGTAGAAACCCCTAAAGCGGGGCAAGACACAGACTTAAACGGCTTAGTTGTTTTCTACGACAACAATTAAATTATGCCATCGTCTGTTCCGATGTGTCAAGCCCTAAAGCTAGGCTATTGAAACTAGACCCTTACCATTGGTTGTTTCTGCTTGCTAAAGGCTTAATCAGTCTAATGCAACTCTGGCCAAATCTCGTGCCAGTTGTTAATTTCTTTTCTGCTAAATCGACCTTTAGATTGGCGTTCAAGCTCGGCTGCAATGATTACCATCTTGTCAGCTGGCAAACCGTTGTGTTTCCATTGGCTAACTGCGCCAGGCGTGACTCCACACCGTTTGGCTACTGCAAACGTACCGCCTAATGTGTCAATGATTTCTGTTGTGTCCATTAGCCATCTTAACATTTACTGTCAAAGAAACTCAATTAAATATTTAACCTTGAGTTTTCCACTTGCAATATGTATTTAGATAGCTTAATATAAGTCATGGCATACCCGCCATATAACTAGGATACAGGTGCATAAATGAATGAATTAGCAAAATCCCTTGTAAAAGCTCAAGCAGCAATGAGCCACGCAGCCAAAGATAGTAAAAATCCCCACTTTAAATCTGCATATAGTTCGTTGGCTTCCGTCATTGACGCTGTGCGGCCTGCTTTGTCGGCTAACGGTTTAGCTTTTGTGCAGATGTTGCATACCGCTGAAAGTGGCGTAGCAGTTGAAACAGTTCTTATCCACGAATCAGGTGAACAACTTAGCTGCGGCACGTTGTTTATTCCCGCAACCAAACAAGACGCACAAGGCTTTGGCTCGGCAATTACTTACGGCAAACGCTACGGCTTGCAAGCAGCACTTGGTATTGCAAGCGAGGATGACGATGGCACAGCTGCCGTAAAAGCACCGCCTAAACCAATTGAAAAGCCAATTGAGAAACCAAAAGGCATTGAGCTTGACCACACTATTGCTCAAATGGCATCAGCGGTTAGTTACGAAAGCCTGAAGGACATATTTAGGGCAGCATGGACTATTTGCCTTAAAGAGCAACAGATTCCGTTGAAAGCTGCATACGATCAATTCAAAGCAAATTGGGAACAATTATGAGCAACGATTTAAATAGATGTGAGTTTATTGGAAGGTTGGGACGCGATCCGGAAATCCGTTACACCGCTGACAACAACGCAATCTGTAATTTCTCAATTGCCGTGGGCTACAAGACCGCAACCAAGGAAACGACAGAATGGGTCAGGATCACGGCGTTTGGCAAGTTGGCAGGAATATGTGCCGACTACCTAAAGAAAGGCTCACAGGTCTTTGTAGCGGGTCGTATGACTACGCGCAAGTGGCAAAACAAAGATGGCGTGGATCAGTACACAACTGAGGTGGTTGCAGACCAAATGCAGATGCTTGGCGGCAAACCTGTAGAGGATGCACCGCCACCGCTACCTAGTAAGCCAAAGTCTGATGCTTACCGTCAAATCAAAGAAGGCATAATTGTGCCTCTTGAGGACATGATCGATGACGTACCTTTTAATTAGAACGGGTCTATAATGGTTGTATTCCACGCAAAGGAGTACAACATGATTCGTTCTAAAACGTGTTTTAAATGCAAGGCCGTCAAACTATTAGATGAGTTTTACAAACACAGCGCAATGGCTGACGGTCATTTAAACAAATGCAAAGAGTGCAACAAAATAGATGCACTTGAGCATAGGTTAAAAAACATTGAAAAGGTTAGAGAGTATGACAAACGCAGAGCAAAATTGCCAGATAGGGTTAAGTTGGCATTGCGGGTTAATCAAGAATGGCGGGTTGCAGATAGACGTAGAGCCCAATGCCATAACGCAGTTGCTAGGGCTATTAGAAACAATGAACTTAGCCCAATGCCATGTGTTCGATGTGGTGAACTCAAAAGCCTTGCACACCACGAAGATTACAACAAACCTTTGGATGTTATGTGGTTATGCCAACCGTGTCATAAACAACGCCATAAAGAAATGGCTTTGACATGAGCCAATCAGAAGAAGCAATCCTTATTTCATGGCGGCTTCAACAATGGTATCCAGACATGGTTTTAGACGCTAGAGCCATGCAAGACTTACAGGATGCAATTGAGATGCTTAAAACATTAGCTAAACAGGTGCAAAAATGAAAGATGATTCACCAGCTTTTCCAACGTGGAACGTAGTAGATATTAAACAAGGCATGACATTGCGGGATTATTTTGCCGCAAAATCTATGGCATTAACTTACAAGTTTTGGA